GCAGGAGAAGGGGCGCGGCAGCTTCGGGACGTTCGCGGTTGCGGGCGATGATCTTGGCGACTGGCAAGACTACTGGGACGAAGTGACGGCGGAAGGCCGGGATGCTCAGGAGTTTGCGCTGCAAAACCCGGAGGTTGCCGACGACGATACGCGCGAGTTGATGCAGCTTTTGCAGGAAGAACGGCTTCGGCGGGCTGCGTAATGCTATTGGCTGGGGCGGCTACGGTCGCCCCATGCGGTCAAGGAAGGCGGTCAAGGCTGGGCTGGGCACGGTGCGGCAGGGCGCGGCAAGGCCCGGCGAGGCGGTCTAGGCAGGGCGGGGCGTGGCACGGTTTGGCTGGGCGGTCGGGGCTGGGCCGGGCTTGGCGCGGCGTGGCGTGGCGCGGCGGTCCTGTCGTGTTCTGGCTTGCTGCGGTAAGTCTAGCGTTAACCATCAACTGAAACGAAAGGATGCAGAATGAGTTTCAAAGCAAAGGATCGGCAGCGGATCATCGACGCCTATCTGGCCGAGACGGGTCGCAACATGTTCGTCGCGCCTGAGTTCGTGGACTGGCTGGCCGGTCAGCCTGACCATGAGATGTATGAGGCGTTTTATGGGATGAGCGACACCGAGGCCGCTCGTCAGCACCGGATAGGTCTGGCTCGCAGGATGGCCTCTGGCCTGCGGATCGTGGCGAAGCAGGAGATCGTCGAGGCGAGCGTGGTGCAGATCACGACGCGGGAATATCCGGCTTTTGTCTCGCCTATGGCGGCGCGCCGGGCTGGCGGCGGGTATCAGCCGGTGGACCCGTCTGACATGGCGCAGATGGCGGAGTTGCGGCGGCAGGGCGCGTCTGCCCTTCGGGGCTGGCTGTCTCGCTATCGTGGCGTGTTCGAGGCGGCTGGCGTTGATCTGTCGTCTATTGAAGAAATCGCTTCGTCAGAGGACGGCAGCGTGGCGCAGACCGCTTGAGCGGTGGCGCTGGTCAAGGTGAGGCGGTCGCGGCCTGGCGTGGCGCGGCTGGGCGCGGCAAGGCGGTCAAGGCCCGGCCTGGCGTGGCACGGCTTGGCGGGGCACGGCGGGGCCCGGCGGTCGAGGCGGGGCAGGGTCCGGCTGGGTGGGGCGTGGCCTGGCGTGGCGAGGCGGTCGAGGCAAGGCCAGGCGGGGCCAGGCGAGGCAGGGCTAGGCGGTCCTGACGAGGCGCGGCATGGCGAGGCGAGGCGGGGCGGTCGTGTTGTGGCGTGTTGTGATTAGGTAAGGAATGGCGAGGCATCTAGCCGCCCCTTCTGGGCGGTTTTTTGTTCCTACCGCGCACGCTTAGGCGGCTTAGTGCATCGCTTATTTCCAGCTCCCCCAAGAGAACTGCTCAATCAACTCCGCAAGCACCATGCGAGTGAAATACGCCGTATCTGCCTCGGACCAGTGAGGCGGCGGCGACTTCAGGACATGATGGATATCCGGAAAAAGCGATAACATGCCCTTTGCCCGCTCCAAGTATTCTTGCGGCGTTTCTCCGTCTTGAACGTCGCGCGGGAATAACCGCCATTCCTGTTCGGCTTGTTGGTCAATTCCACGCTGAAGCCCAGCGTCGCTGTATATCGGCATGTCAATTCCTCCTGTGCATTCCCGCCCCAAATTCGAACGGAATGCGGCGGGTCGCAAGCCAATTCGCGCGCGCTTTGCAACTTCGCAACCGTGTGTTATATTTCGTGCAAAGTTTGCAAAGGCCGCTGTGAAGCGCCCGAGGCCCTTGGAAGGATTTTCTCATGCCGCAGCCGCGCGCAGGCGAGACCCGCCCGGATTATATCCGCCGCTGCATGGCGGATGGGGAGACCGTCAACAAGTATCCCGACATTGACCAGCGGTTCGCCGTCTGCGCTTCGATGTGGGGGCAGAAGGACGGCAGCGAGCCGCTTGAGACCAAATTCGCGGCGCTGGAAATCAAGTCCGAAGGCGAGGACGACGACTATCTGACAATCTCGGGCTACGGATCGGTGTTCAACAACATCGACGGCGGCAACGACATCGTCATGCCCGGCGCGTTCAAGGAGTGCATCGCCAGCGGGCGCAAGTGCAAGATGCTCTGGCAGCACGACGCCTCTCAGCCCATCGGGGTATGGGACGAAATGCGCGAGGATGACAACGGCCTGTATATGAAGGGCCGTATCAGCAAGCGCGCCGCGAAGGGCGCCGAGGTTGCCGAACTGGTCAAGATGGGCGCAGTGGAAGGGCTTTCCATCGGCTACCGGACCAAAGAATACGAAATGGACATGGACCAGGGCGTCAGGAAGCTGACGAAATTGGACCTCTGGGAAACGTCCGTTGTGACCTTCCCGCAGAATGAACTGGCGAACATCTACGCCATGAAGGCCGCAGATATGTCGGACGCTGAAATCAAGCGCCATGTCGAGCGGTCCCTGAAAGACATTGGAATATCCGGCAGCGAGGCCAAGGCCATGGCGTCCGCCGCGATGAAGGGGCGCGAAAATGTCCTGCGCGAGGCAGGCGTTGCGCTTCCCGAGGCCGATCAACGCGAGGTTGACGAACTCAAAGCCCTACTCACTGAAACCCTGAGCAAAATGGAGAGACGCAATGTCTGACCTTCAGGAAATCAAGGGGCTGGTCGAGAAGATCAACCCGACGCTCGTGGAGCTGCGTTCGGAAATCGACGCCATGAAGGCGGCGGCACCGAAGGACGTGGTAACCGAGGAAAAACACCAGCGCATGGCCGATGACATCACCGCCAAGATGGCGGACATGCAGGCCAAGCAGGCGAAGCTGGAAGCCGCCCTGAACCGCCCGGACGGTGGCGAAGGCAAGGGCATGGACGTGGAGATGGAAGCGAAGCACCGCGACCTGTTCCGCGACTACATGGCCTATGGCAAGGCGGACGGCCTGAAAGAGACCCGCGAGGGGATCGAGATTAAGGCCATGTCGACGGACGTGAACCCGGACGGCGGCTATCTGGTCCGCCCGGAACTGTCGAGCACCATCGTTTCGCGCATTTTCGAGACTTCGCCGCTTCGGCAGGTCGCGAACGTGGAGCGCACCGGCGGCAAGTCGATTGACATCCTCATCGACGACAACGAGGCCGGTGCCCGTTGGGTCGGTGAAGGCGCCTCGGGCGGTCAGACGGACACCCCGCAGATCGGCCAGAAGGTCATCGCCGCGCACAAGATCGAAGCCGATCCGCGCATGACGACCGAGATGATCGAGGACGCCTACCTCAACGTCGAGGCCTGGCTCGCTGGCAAGGTGGCCGACAAGTTCGCACGGACGCAGAATACCGCGTTCGTCAACGGCACGGGGACGGGACAGCCGCGCGGCTTCCTGACCTATGCCGCTTGGGCTGCGGCGGGCGTCTATGAGCGCGACAAAATCGAGCAGATCAACATGGGTTCGGCGGCTGCGCTGAATGCCGATGGTCTGATCGAGGTGCAGAACGCCCTCAAGGAGGGCTATCAGGCCCCTGCGGTCTGGGGCATGAAGCGGACCACGTTCGGCGCCGCGCTGCAACTGAAGGGGAATGACAACTACTTCTTTTCCCCGGTGTTGATGGCGAACGGTCAAGCGTCGATCCAGCTGCTCGGCAAGCCGGTTGTGTTCATGGACGATATGCCCGCCGTCGCGGCGAACGCGCTGTCCATCGTCTATGCCGACTTCCGCGTTGCCTACACCATCCTAGACCGCGTTGGGCTTCAGGTGCTGCGCGATCCGTTCACCAACAAAGGGTTCATCACCTACTACACCACGCAGCGCGTGGGTGGTGACGTGACGAACTTCGACGGCATCAAGATCGGCAAGGTCGCGGCCTAAGGCCAGAAAGGAGACTTGACCCATGGCTATGTTTGACATGCGCAACAACGCCGAATACGGGCTGGCCCTTTCGGCCACCCTGTCCGGCGCAACCCCTGCCGCTGGCGATTGGATTGACATGCAGGGTTGGGAGGCTGTCACGTTCAGCGTCTCGACCGGCACTGTCACCGACGCTGGCACGGCTTCCGGCTTCGCTTTCGAGGTGCAGGAAGGCGACACCACGGCGGCGGCTTCTGCCACGGCTGTAGCCGATGCGGACCTGATCGGTCTTGAGAGCGCTTTGACCGTCACGGACAATAACGCCGACAATGACTTGATCGGCTCTATCGGCTATCGCGGCAGCAAGCGTTACGTCCGCATCGTGGCGACCGGCACGACCGGCACGAACGCGGTGGTGACTGTCCATGCCCGCAAGGACAAGGGCGCTTCGATGGGCACCGCCACCATCGACGCGGGCACCGCTGCCACCTAACGACCGGCAGGGGCGGGCTACGGCTCGCCCCGCTACCTTTTGGGGATAGGCCATGTCTCAGATCAATTGGGAAGTCATCCCCGCCGCGACGGAAGATAACAAGCGCGCGGCAGATATGCTTATCCGGCTTGACGATGGACGCGAGCGCCGCACCGGCTATGACGGCGGCTGGCTCTACTTCCACGACGCCACACACACGGCAGAGAGCAAGCAGGCCATTACAGCCGATACGGACACGCACTACACCGTGGACGGCTTGGCAGCGGATAGCACAACGACCTATCGGCGCGGCATTCCGCTAGACGTTTGGTCGAATAGCACGTTGCAGCCGCAAGCGGAGGGTGAGGTTTTCCAGATCGCCCTGCAATTCCGTCTCAGAAAGTCCAGCAGCACGGCAACCTATCTGCGTATAGAAGTGGGCATTGGGTCGGATTACACGACCATCATTGCAGAGGATCGGCGCCCGCTTATCAAGGGCAGCGGCACGGATGACTTCCTGTTCTTCTCGGGGCCGCTGTTTGTCACGCCAGCATTCGGGCAATACGGCGCGCGCTTCTTTGTAAACACGTCCGAAGATGTTAGTATCTGGGACAAGGCGATATTCATCCAGAGGACGCACAGCCCATGACCCGCATTCGCATGATGCGCACGCTTCCGGTTGCCCCCACGGGGCTGTTTGTGGAGACGTGGGCAGAGGGCACCGAGCATGACGTGTCCGACGATCTTCTGCACCAGCTTATCCATGCGGGCGCGGTGGAGATTGTCGAGAACAAGGCCCATGCGGCGGCGCCCGAGAACAAGGCGAAGCGCGGACGCCCGAGGAAGGTTCAGCATGACTAATGCGGCACTAAAGGCAATGGCTGAGGCTGCGCTGGACGTCGCCAAGCCCCGCTGGCGCGATAT